GCGGCCTGTGGTTTGGTCAGTGAGGAGTTCGCCGGTGAAGCCGACGGACTTTGGCAATATCAGCTGATGGTGCAAACGGAAACGTGGCAAGTGGAGCTTTGCGAATCCAAAGATTTACCTAAATTTACCGCCGCACTTTCTCGCCGTGCGGGCAACCATAAACCTAATCAACCCTAGGAGATAACTATGGCATTTCATCATGGGACAGAAACAAAACGTGAAAACGGTGGTTCTGTTGCTGTAAGTACCGTCGATGGCGCAATTATCGGTATTGTCGGCACAGCCCCAATTGGCGCGGTGAATGAACTCACCGTGTGCCAAACCACCAAAGATTTTTCAAAATTTGGGGTGATCTTAAATAAAGGCTTTACACTGCCCGATGCTTTTGACATTTTGGCGCGTTATGCCTCCGGTAAAGTGTATGTGGTCAACGTATTAGACCCGACCAAACACAAAACCAACGTCACCGACGAAACTTTAACCCAAGATAGCAACACATTACGTGCGCAAACCGCTCATGCAGGCTTATTAAATTTAACCTTAGTTTCCGACCGCACTTTAACGGAAGGTAACGATTACACCGTAGATTTGCAAACAGGTGAAATTATCCTAAAAGCAAAACACAGTGAATTAAAAGCCACCTACGACTACGCAGACCCAAGCAAAGTCACCGAAGAAGATATTAAAGGCGGCATTGATTCGGTAAGTGGTAAACGCAAAGGCTTTGAGTTATTGCGTGATGGCTTCAACCTTTACGGCGCTGACGCAAAAATTCTAATCTGCCCTGAATTTGATAAAACTGCAAGTTGTGCAGCGGCATTGGGTACGCTTGCCGATCAGCTTCATGCAAAAGCGTATATCCAGTTACCAAAAAGCACATCGCTTTCTAAAGCCATTCAAGGACGTGGGCCAATGGGAACAATCAATGCGTCAGCGAGTAATGAAAATGTTCGACATTTTTATCCTTATGCAATTGGTTCAAGTAATGAGCTTGAAAGTTTAGCCACCCACGCAGCAGGCTTACGAATGAAAGTGGACGTGGAACATGGCTACTGGTTTAGCTCATCAAATCGTGAATTAGCCGGTGTGATTGGCATGGAAGTTCCACTGACTGCGCGTGTTGATGATAAGCAATCCGAAACTAACCTGCTTAACGCAGTAGGCATCACAACCATTTTTAACTCATTTGGCACAGGCTTTCGCTTGTGGGGGAATCGTTCATCTAACTTTCCAACCGTCACCCACATCAGTAATTTTGAAGTGGCTTCACGCACGGGCGATATTATCGATGAATCTATTCGCCAAGCAGAATTACAGTTTATGGATTTACCGGTTGATAAAGCTTTAGTTGATAGTTTCATTGAAACGATTGATACCTTCATGCGATCACAAAAATCCATTGTGGGGTATAGCGTAGGTCTTGATTATGATGAAGATTTAGTAAATGAATTTAGTCAAGGGCATATTCCGTTGGTATATGACTACACGCCAAAACTACCAGGTGAACGCGTGACCAATCGCTCAGTAATGACCCGCAAATACTTGGCAAACTTGGTTTCACAACGATAGGAGTAAGAAACGATGAGTATTTCAATTAACCAAATCGTAAATGGTAATGTGTACATCAATGGTAACAGCCAAATGGGGCGTGCTAACGAGGTGAAAATTCCCGATGTTGAATTTGAAAAAATTCAGCACAAAGGCTTGGGTTTGCATGGTGCAATTAAATTGCCTGCCGGCACGAATCCTATTGAAGCAGAAATCGCGTGGGATAGCTTCTATCCTGAAGTGCGCGCGGTGATGTTGAACCCGTATAAAAACACGCAGTTGATGATTCGCTCTAATCTCCAAGTGTTTGATTCTCGTGGTTTAGCGGCAGAAGAGCCTATGGTGACAATCATGAACGTATCTGCCGGTAAAGTGGGTGGAACAAGTCACAAGAACAAAGAAAATGCTGAGTTTACTGATACGGTTGATGTTTATTCAATTAAACAAACCGTTGCCGGGAAAGAACTATTGTTCATTGATGTTCTTGCCAACATCTATCGTGTAAACGGTCAAGATGTATTGCAAAAATACCGCACTAATATCGGGCAATAAGGGATTAAAAACCTTTAAACGCCTTTAAAATCAACAAAACGGCTAATGCGATATTCTCCTTAGTGAAGTTAAACGATAACCCACTAAGGAGTTTTTTTATGTCTGAAGTTATTCTTACCCTCGATTTCCCGATTCAAGACGGGCAAGGAAACACCCTCACCGAATTAAAAATCCGTCGCCCGAAAGTACGTGATATTCGCAAAATGACCGGCAAAACCGAAGCGGAACAAAGCGTGAGCTTATTGGCTATTGTGACCAACTTAGTCCCGGAAGATATTGATGAACTGGATATAGCGGACTTCCAACGCGCCGCCCAAATCATTGAGAAAATGCAAAAGGGAAAGTAAGCACAGAAAGCCTGAATGCGGCGGTGGCGGATTTAGCCTTTTGGTTCGGTTTCCAACCAAGCGAATTGGAAGATATGACCTTGGACGAAGTGGAACGTTGGCTGGAACAAGCCAACCGACAAATAAAAGCCAAATACACAAAAGCCGCTATTTAAGCGGCTTTGTTTTTAATGTCTGAACAGCGTTTGGGCGGTGGTGAATATACCGGTAAGAGAGGTAATCACCACTTTTACTGCAAAAGCAAGTAACGCTCCGATTAATCCCCAAGGCAACACGAACAAAAAGGCCGAAATGGCGATAGCAATCCATGTCAATTCGTTACTTTCACTATAAAACGATAGGAAGCGATACAGACTATAACCGTAGCCTGAAACGGCAAATAAAAATACAACGGCTTGTGCATTTTCAATCAGTTTTTCACCTTGCATTTTTACCCCCTTATTTAACTGGACGGGACTATAAACGATGTCAAATAAATTAGCAATAGGGTTAGTCATTACCGCAGGCGTCAGCGGTGCTATTAAAGGCATCCAGGGCGTTTGTAGCAGTTTTAAAATCTTGCGTGATGAAAGTCTTAAAACCACGCAAAAGATGGGCGCATTGGCTAAAACAGGAATGGCAAGTCTTGGCACTTTAGCTTCATCAGCGGCCGCTGTGGCGGGGACTATTCGCGGACTTGCTGACCCGGCGATCAAGTTTGAAAGTGCTATGGCGGATGGGCGCAAAGGAGTGGATTTCGATACGCCCGAACAATTCAAAGAAATGGGTAACGACATCTTGAAACTGACCCGCACAATTCCTATGGCCGGTGAAGAGATCGCCGCTATCGTTGCCGCAGGCGGTCAATCAGGTGTCGCACGAGAGAATCTATTAGGCTATGCCAAAGATGCGGCGACTATGGGCGTCGCGTTCGATATGGCGGCGGGTGACGCCGGTGAAGCCATGGCAACCATGGCTAACGTGCTTGGCAAGCCAATCACAGAGATGGCGCAATTTGGTGATGTGATTAACCACCTATCCGATAATGCCAACTCGAAAGCGAAAGATATTGTAAATGTCATCACACGGGTCGGCTCTGATACAAGAATGCTTGGGCTTACCGAAAAACAATCAGCCGCTCTAGGATCTACCTTCCTTTCGATGGGTAAGGCTCCTGAGCTTGCTGCTCAAGCGGTGAAAGGCATGTCGTCATCATTTTTACAACTTAAAGCCGGCGAACATGCGAAAGAGTTAAAACAGCTAGGGTTTACGACAAAAAGCTTTGCAGCTGCGATGAATAAAGACGCGCAAGGCGCGATTTCGTCTTTCATTGAAAAAGTGAAACAGATGCCGAAAGATAAGCAGTATCCGCTTCTTGCCAAGATATTTGGTAAACAATATGCCGATGATGTGTTGTTGCTCGCGCAAAACACCGGGGAATATAACCGCCAGTTAGGGTTATTGCAAGAAACCGATGAGCAAGGGAATTTAAAATATATCGGCTCTATGCAGCGCGAGTTTGAGAATCGGAGTAATACAGCAGAAAACAAGCTCACCAAGTTAAAAAGCAGCATTTCAGAATTGGCGACAAAAATTGGGTCTGCATTTTTGCCAGTGATTTCTTCATTTGTTGAAAACATCACGCCGGTCATTTATAGCATCACAAAATGGGTGGAAACTAACCCGCAAATTATGGACTGGGTCTTGACGATTGGTGGCGGTATTGCTGCGGTTGTGGGCGGTTTATTAACGCTTCACTCAGCGTTTTCTTTTGTGGCGGCTGGATTATTGCCGTTTATTAAAGCGGGGAAATTCCTGGGCAGCTTCTTAGGGAAAATTTTATTTTCAGCAATCAGCAAACTATCACTTGGGCTTGGTTATTTAATAGGCTACGTGATAAAAGGTGCGATGATGTTTGGAAAAGCGATCCTGATTATGAGCCGTGCTTTGCTTACCAATCCAATTGGGTTAATCATTACGGGGATTGCGGTTGCGGCGTATTTGATTTATGAGAATTGGGCGAAAGTTGGACCATGGTTTACTGAATTGTGGGGCAAGGTTTCCGGGGTATTTTCTAACGCCTGGAACGGTATCACAAATTTCTGCTCAACTGCCTGGACAAATATCAGCAATTTCTTCACATCCGGCATCGGCAATATCACATCGACCATTCTAAGCTGGTCGCCTTTGGCTTTATTTCAGCAAGTCTTTTCTTCTGTTCTTTCCTGGTTCGGAATTGATGTGCCGGCTAAGTTTATGGATTTTGGCAGAAATATGATAGACGGATTAGTGAACGGTATTAAAAACGCCTGGGAAGAAGCGAAAAAAATCGTTTCCGATTTAGGCGACGGCATTAAGGGGTGGTTTGCCGAAAAGCTGGGTATTCATTCGCCAAGCCGAGTTTTTAAAGGCTATGGTGTGAATGTTGTGGAGGGGCTAGCGATTGGGATGGATAAATCAACATCCATCGCAGAAGCTGCGTCAGATAACCTTGCAGGGGCTGTAGGGCTAAATGGTGTGACCCATAACACTGGCGCTCTTGCCAATTATCAGCCGCTTAATCGCGCGGATATCATGCCGCAAACCACCGGGGCGGCCAATAGTGTGGTGGTTAATTTTAACCCGACAATCAACGTCAATGGCGGCTCAAATAGTGACGGAAACGGCGTTTTAAACCAGGTTCAACAAGGCTTAAAGATGAGTTTAAGCGAATTCGAAATAATGTTGAAGCGCGTGTTAGACCAACAACAACGGAGAGCATATTAATGTACTTTATGTTAGGAAGTGTGGCATTTGAGCCTGTTGATTTAACTGACTTTAATGAAACCCATGCCGCAGATTTTGCAGAACATGCTGTGTTAAAAGGAAAACCCCGCTTGCAAGCTATGGGCGAGAAGCTCACCGAGCTTAATTTTGCGATTCGCTTGCATCATACGCTTGGCGGGGTTGAGCGCCGCTACCAGGAGTTGTTGGGGGCAAAATCAAAACAAGCCGCGCTGCCATTGATTATTGGTCGCGGGAAGTATAAGGGCAATTTTGTGATCACCGATATATCATCGATCACCTTGTTTACAGATAAGTTCGGGAACGCCCTATGCCGCGAGATGAACATTAGCTTAAAGGAATTTATAGGCGATATTGAAGAGACCCCATTAGGCGCAGCATTAAATATTGGTGGAGGCTCTTTACTTGGGTCTATGTTGCCGCCAGCATTTATGGCTGGTTTTAACGGAGTAAAAGGGATGCTCGAAAAAGGCATTGCGGTTTATAAAAAAGCTATGGTTGTGGTAAATGACGTCAGAGAAACCGTGCAGACAGTTAGACAGCTAGCCAATGATCCTCTGGCTGCTATATCTTACTTGCCTGGGGTATTAGGTAATCTAGATGCGGCTTTAGGTGGATTTGGAGAAGTGACAGGTCTAAGTAAAGCATTTGAAGGTGTTCGATTTGGATTGTCTGCGCTCGGGGATATGAGCGAAGAAGTACAGGTTTTTTCCAATGACGTGTCGGCTATGATGAACGAAATTGAAACCATGAGAAATGAGTTCAGCGAAATGGGTGAAGGTTCTGATTGGAGCGTTTTTGGCACAAAAGCAGATAGCCATTTTGATGTTTATGATGATCTCAGCGTTCAAGCAGACGAACGGGCGGCTAGAATGACAGCCTGGATAGTATTGAGAGAAGATGAGGACGTAATTGATGACACAACAGACCGTACTTAAACATACCGTAAAACAAGGCGAGCGTTGGGATAACCTTGCCTATTACTATTATGGAAACGCATTGGACTTTGAACGCATTATTAATGCTAACCCGCACATAGGGCTGTGCGAAGTGCTGCCAACAGGGGCAACGGTTTATATCCCCGTGCTAAATATCAAACCTACAAATAATGAATCAATGCCACCGTGGTTAAGAGGTAATAATGAATAGTAACATCCCAACCCCTGACTTTTCCATTTTATACGAAAAAACCAATATTACTGCTGACATTGAACCCCACTTAATTGAGCTTGCCTACACCGATAACCTTGAGGGTGAGTCAGACGAGCTAACGCTAACGTTTGAGGATATTAGCGGGAAATGGGTGCGCCAGTGGTATCCAACGCAAGGGGATAAATTAAAAGCGGCCATTGGTTACAAAGGGGCGCAGCTGGCTGATATTGGGGCGTTTGAAATTGACGAGGTGGAATATAACTACCGACCTTCGTATATTCAAATCAAGGCGTTGAGTACAGGTATTGGAAAGGCAAATCGGACATTAACGCCTAAATCTTATGAAAACACAACGCTCAAGCAAATAGCGGGCATTATTGCGGAAAAATTAAAATTAAAAATGGTCGGGGTAATTAAGCCCATTCCGATTAAACGAGTGACGCAATATCAAGAGCGCGATGTTGAGTTTTTGGCAAGATTGGCAAGAGAATATCATCACAGCTTTAAGATAGTGAGCGATCAGCTTGTGTTCACAGATAAAGACGAGCTAGGCAAAGAAGAAGCCGTGGCGGCGCTTGAAGAGCGAGATACGATATCGATTACCTTACGAGATAGAATCAAGGATACGGCCAAAGAAGTTGATGTGAGTGGATATGATGCTACAGGGAAAAAAGTCATCAAGAAGCGTAAAAAAGCAAAGCCGTTGCGCGAAAAGATGAAGCAAGCCCAGTCGGCAAGCGGGGACACATTGAAGATTGTTACCCGTGGGGAAACCCAGGAGCAGATTGACGCACGTGCTGATGCCGCGTTGGCAGAGCAAAATGAAGACCAAACGGCAGGAAATATCATGCTGGTTGGCAATCCTAAGCTCGTGGCCGGCAGCACAATATTACTGCGTAATCTTGGCATTTTTAGCGGCAAATATTTAATAAAATCATCCAAACATAGCATCACCCGTGGCGGTGGCTATACCACAAGTATTGATGTGCGTATGGTGGAGTTTGTCCCGGATGATTTGCTTAACACTGGTGCATTAACTGAAAATCAAACGAGGGAATAAATGAACACGCATAATTTTGGTGCAACCTATCAAGAAGGCATTGTGTCCGCCGTTGACCCAGCAAGCCATAAAGTGCGGTGCAAAATTCCTGCGCTTGAAGACTTGGAAACCGCGTGGCTTTCGTATCTCACACCTAACGCAGGCGGGAACCAGTTTTATTGCCTGCCGGACGTGGGGGAATTGGTCGCATTACTCCTCGATGCGCGAGGTGAAGGTGGTTGCGTCTTAGGCGCAATCTACAACACGCAAGACCCGACACCGACGGGCGACAGTAACATTTGGATGAAGAAATTTTCTAACGGCACGGTAATTAAGCACGACCGCAAAAGTGGCAACGTCGAAGTGTCTGCCGTGGGTGATGTTCTGATTAAGTCACCTTCGAAAGTCACCATTGATTGCCCTGAAACCGAAACTACCGGCAATCTGCTGGTGAGTGGCTCCTTAACCTATATGAAAGGCATGACAGGTAACGGCGGAGGCTCCGGTGCGACGGCAACCATTAACGGGTCGTTAGAAACCAAGGGCGGTGATGTGAAAGCCGACAATATCAGTCTGAAACAACATAAGCACACTGAACAAGGCGATGGCAAACATACCTCCGCCGCGCAGTCATAATCTTTAAATCAGTTTAAAATCCAGCCCTCTTATAGCCTTGTATCATCAAGGCTATGAACACACAAAACACACTCCTCACAACACACTGGCAACTTGCACCAAGTTTTGATTCTCAAGCGGTGCAAGGTGTTGATGACATTCATCAGTGCATTGACCATATTCTTTCCACGATGAAAGGAACAGATGTGTTGCGTCCTGAATTCGGCTCCGATCACTTTCAATATATCGACCAGCCCGAAGACATTGCCATTCCCAACATCGTGCGGGAAATCACACTTGCTCTGCAACGTTGGGAAAAACGCATCAACATTGATTCAGTGGACGTTGATGGCATGGCTCCGCACTTTGAATTTGTGATTTATTGGTCACTTACCGAGGATGTGTATCGCGAAATTTACGTCACGAGGGTCGCCCAATGAATAGATATGATGTGAAAGTCGTTGATGACAACGTAGAAAGCATTTTGCGCGACGCTATTGCGCAGTATGAAAAACGTACCGGCAAAATCTTACAACCAGCACACATTGAACGTTTACTTATCAACGTGTATGCACTGCGTGAGAGCCTAGCGCGCCAAGGTATTAACGAAGCCTTTCGCCAAACATTTCCACAATACGCCACGGGACTTGCTTTGGATTTATGCGGCGAAACTTTTGGTTGCTATCGTTTGCTGGATAAACCAGCTCGCACGATTCTACGATTTAGTATTAAAGGTGATCACCCGTCCGTTTTAATCCCGAAAGGCACGCGCGTTGCCGTTAGCGATGAAATCGAATTTATTACACTGAATGATGATGTGATTACACCGCTTATCGCTTACGTCGAAATTGAAGCTGCTTGCAATAAAGCCGGTACTGCTGGCAATGGTTGGGAGCTTGGGCGCGTAAAAACACTAAAAAGTGCGGTCAATTTTGCGGGCGAAATCACCGTCACCAACATTGATGTGCCAAGCGGCGGTTTAGCGCGCGAAGAAGATG